TACCATCGGAATCCGCTATAGTAACTTTAGTAACAGCTCCTCCATTAATATGAGCAACAGCATTTGCAGCTACTCCATCTCCAACTACAGATATTGTAGGTACAGTGGTATAGCCAGATCCACCGCCGAGAACTTGAAAGCCAGCTATTTGACCTGGAACTGCAGCATTTTGAATACCAACTTGCTCAACGTGATCAGCAGGGTCGTCACTACCTGCAGCTGGAAATTTAGTTACAGGCATAAAGTTAGCAGATAGGAACTGAGAAGCTCTAAGAGCACCTACAGAATATAAAAACTTCCACACATAACCATCAGCTGTTTCAAATGAAGTGGTTGCAGTACCGCTAGGTTTAACAGTAGATGTAACAGTTTGTCCTTGTGCATTTTTACCAGCTTCTAAACACACATAAACGTTATTCTCTTCTGTAATAACATAAAAGCTATTACTTGCATGTCCAGAAGAGTTATCATTATACCCTTGATAGATAGCTCCTAATGTCCAACTAGCTCTAGGTACAACAAATGAATGCGCTTCTACATTTTTTATGGATGTAAAGTTTTGCTGAGCATCTCTAATTGTTCTACTAGTATTGGATGGCGTAGGAGCTTCATCATCTACATTCCAATCAACAGGACGACCTACAGCAACATAATATTTGTTTGCTGCACTGTCTACATCTGCTTGTAGATTAAGTAGAATTTCTTTTTTAAATCTATCTGTAATAATTGCTGGCATTTTATATCTCTTATGTTATGCTACGTAAACTAGGGCAGCTGCGTCACTAGATGCGTATGTTTTCTCTGACATTAGTAACCAACCGTCTGTATTGTCAATCCAGATCATGTTAACTAAACCATTTTCTCTAAGATGTAATGTGGTACCGTTTTTAAAAGTAGTAGGAGTCACAGTTACTTCTCCTGTACCAATATTAGCTAATGTTTTAGTCTCTCCAACAAATGTACCATTAGCTAAAGTAACTCCGGTTAAGGCTCCTCCAGCTTCGAAGATAGTTAATGGTCGTTGAAGATTGATTGCTGTGTTACTTGAAATCGTTTCAGAGCGATATCTTATACCACTCTGTATATGAACTAATCCGCTATTCTTACCTGAAATACCTATACCCACATTAGCATCTGTACCTAGTCCAGCTAATTGAGGAATACCGTTTGTAGCTGCATTTGATACTTGTATGTGGTTAACCGCACTAGATGAAGGGGTTATCTCAAACACTTCAGCTCCGTTAGCATCATTCACTACTCCCGTAATGGTAGGGTTAGTTAGAACAGGTGTTGTGAGTGTTTTATTTGTTAATGTCTGTGTATGCGCATTAAATGTAAACTCATCGTTAGTTGTTAACAATGGTAATGTGATAGTTCTATCTGCAGCTAACTCACTTACAGCTACAACATACTGGTGATTAGCACTTGTATCATTAATTTGAGGGGTGGTCAATACTGGAGATGTTATTGTTTTATTTGTAAGCGTTTGCGTAGCTGCATTTAAAGTAATTATGCCTCCGACGCCTGGTAATCTTATTGTGGACTTAGCAGATCCTTCTACAAAGCCTAGAACAGTATTGTGAGTTAGACCGTTATAAAGAACGCCACTATCAGTCAGAGATACTTTATTTGTTATTTGTGCACTATCACCAAGAAGTGTGTATAATTCTCTAAAATTATCATTAATCTTACCAGACGCTGAACGAAGAGTATCTCCTGTTCCGTCATTGGCTGTAGTGCCTCTATTAATATTCTGTCGTGCCATTGCTAAATCCGTTTCTAGGGTTAGTAATATTTATAATGGTTTTTAAGCTGAATCTGAGTCATACCAAGTATATTTAACTTCATCCATTGTATCAAATACTGCTCTATCTTGAGACATATCAGCAACATTTGTAGATGAATCACCATCCAATGTTGGAGAGCTCGTACCAATAAGCTCGCTAATTGATCTGTAGTTCTGATTAATCTCATCGATAGAAATATTCTGAATCTCTTCAACAGATCCAGGAAGATCAATTCTAAGTTTACCGTAAGTACCTCTACCATCAGAATCAACTTCGCCTGTAAGATCTGTAACCATATGTCCAAAGGTAAACAGGGCTTCACCTTGAATAGTTCTATTTACCAGAGCAGGTACAAAGTCTGGCATAATACCTAAAGTTAGAGAACTACTTGTTTCAATAGTTACTTGACCTCCAAAGTACATACCTGCAGGGTGTACAAATAGCTTATAAGCTTCTGCCCACTCAGACGTGGGTAAATCTGCTTTTATTAATATAGCAAATACTTGATATAATTTATCATCTGTTAAATATTTTTGAGACTCAGTTCCAATACGAGAATCTGTTTCTCCTATCATAAATCTATCTTCTTTTGTATATCTTACATCTGGAGATATTCCGAAAAACATTCTAAAGAATTGCTGTATAGAGTATAAAGAGCCTTTTGACCTGTAAAGATTATTTGAAAATTTCGCTGCAGCTCTTTTATTTTGAAATCCTTCAAAGTAAGATTGTCCTAGTAAAAGCTCATCTTCTAAGTAAGATAATAAAGAAATATCATTAGCTGTTATATCTCTGGATGTAATAATATCATGTACTAAAGCTGCAGGAGACTGATCTGAATCTTCAAATTGGTTATANGCTTCAAGTAGTTTTATTAATTTAGTATAGTCTGATTTAAAGTAGTCAGGAAGCACCTGGTCTACTTTATAATGATCTGTATACCTATAATCTCTACGAAAATTATCTTTTAACGTGTAATCTCTAGCCATGTTAACCTACGTTGAAGTTACAGGTACTGCAGTTGCAAATGACTGAGATGCATCAAAATTAAGAATATCTTCCCTTAATGGTGATACAGCACTTTGATTTGCCGGCAATACACTAATTTTTATATTATTTACTCCTCCTATAATAGCATTAGGAATAAATCCATTTATAGTAAGAGTCCCTGCTGCAGAATTAAAACTACCTGCATTATCTACAATAACAGTGTTTCCATCTAAAGATACAATCTGTAGTTTATCTGAGCTTAGTTGATTCTTAAAGCTACATGAAATACCATTTACCGCGAATGCTGTACTTCCCACTATATAATCTACATCATCAGGTACTGCTATAGATGTGGGAAACCTAAGAACAATATTATTTTGTTGACCAAGTAGAGGTGTAAATCGCTGTTGCATTTTTACTATAATTCTAGAAGAAAGAACAGCAGGAGAAATTCCATCAATTAGAGTTAGTAAGTTCGAACGTCTAAATGATTGTCCAAACTTTCCTAGATTATTATTAAAGTAATTCGTTACAACTGTATTAACATTGTCTGTAATAGTATTAAGAGATAGAGTAGTAAGCTTATTATTAAATTGAAAAAATGTACCAGTTTCTATAAATGTTTTTACAGGGTCCACAAATCTTAATCTAAAAGATACTACTGATAGTTGATCAACTAACTCTTGAATGCTATTTTTAGTAGTAGTCTGAGTAGATGTAGGTACATCATCTTCAAATACTATTGACATAAACACAGCGCCAAATTCTGGCTTTAGAGCTTCTTCTCCTCCGTAAGCTTTAATATCTTTTATGAGAGTAGAGAAATTACGAAGAACTAAAGAGGAATAATCATCAGAAGTTACCATTCTATTTTGTGATGCATATTGAAAAGGAGCATTCGTTCTGATAGATTGATCAGTCTCTTTTACATCCCCTCCTAGAGAGTTGGTTACAGTAGTTGCTATAATTGGATAATTTGTTCCTTGACCTACATTTGTACCTCCTACGTTCACTGTAGATATGGATGAGAATGTAGTTCCTTCATTAGCATCACTACCTGTAACTGATAAGTAGTCTACTTCTATCTTGTATCCGGCTTTAGGGGTGACTCCAAATGTATTACCATCTCCAAAAGATAACTCAAAGAATCCATTAGGAGATTCTTTAATTATATAAATTGCAGTTTGAGAGTTAATAAGAGTAGCGTTTTTAATATTTGTATATGTAGTAAAATCTACTGAAGTAGGACTCTCATATACTCTAACAATTACTGTATCAATGTCTAAATTTTTATCTGGAATAATATAAAGAGCGTCTTGAGATATAGCATCAGCAACAAAAGTTTTTGTTTTCTGTGAGCCTTCAAAGATTGTAATATTAGATGATCCAGTAGCTGTTTGAAATTTGTAGACACCTGATCCATCATCAGTTGCACTTACTGTTTCTCTGGTTTGAAATGTAAAGGTTACATCATCTATAGCGCTGGTAAATAATAGTCCAGGAGTTAGCGATACAATAGAAGGTCTATTAGATAAATTAGATAAATTAACAGAAAAATTAACTACAGCTCTAGAAGCAGTCATAGATTTAGGTATATACCCAATACCTTCGGCTAACGAGACGAGAGAGCTTCTCAGCTGCGCTGTCCCAAGGAATGACTCGTTTAATGCGAAGTTAGCGATAAGTCCATTATAGTGAGTATTATAAGCTAGAACATCAAGTATGTTAGAGAGACCTGAAGCTTCAAAGTTATAATCAGCAAACTCATCTTGCTGAGCCAAGAACGTCTTTAAATTATTTTTTATAGACGTAAAGTCTAAGTTGGTTGACTTAATTGTTGTTGCCATTATCTCAGCCTCGATAGGTTCGTAGTGAATGTTACTATTTCTTGTGTGTTAATTATTTTAAAAACAACAGATACTCTCATGTCATTTTGATCTGGTAATATATTAACACTTATATCTTCTATTGTTACTCTTGGTTCGTAGAATTGAATAGCGTTTACAATATTTTCTCTTACTTCTTCTTCCGTTTCTTCATCTGCTAACTCAAATAACATACCTCTCAGATTAGCACCAAAAAAAGGTTGAAATGGCTTCTCATAAAAATCTGTTAGTAATAAGTTTTTTATAGCTTGCTTTACAGCAGCTGCATCCTTCTTCTTGTAAACATCACCAACTGGACGTTTATTAAAGGTAAGATCAATATCTAAATAGTCTACTGACCTCGAAGACACCAACGAAGTTTTTTGTAGATTGCCATCTTCTGTAGATAATACTTTTCTTATAGCCATTTTAATTCCAAATGATTTATCTTTATTTATACGTTAAATTAGCACGTTTGAGATCGCTATGTAAGACTCAGGGGTTAAAGACTTACCATCTAATCCAAGTTGATACTCACTTCTATTTAAGTCAATAATCCTTACTTTATGCCCAAACCTAGTACTTTGTTGATCAAGCTCTGATAGTATAGTAGCTCTTATTGCTTTTTGTCTATCTACACTACCTTGATTAGTTAGAGGAGGAAGTAAATATGTTACAACATGTTTCCTATTTGCAGCAGTTCCTACAATTTTTGCTACAGCTCTTGCTATATCAAGGGGTTCATCTGTAGTTGTTATTGCATCATTGTACCCAGTAGATATTACTACGTTTGATTCCTTTTTAATTTTTTGTAAGTTTTTAAATATTTCATTATTTCTAGCAAGTCTACTATCTTGTGCATAAGACTGCCACGGTGCACCACCATAAGATCTAAGTAGCCTAGCATGGAAATCCCCTAATGTAAAGTAGCCTTCAACTTCGTCTGGAACATCAGCAGGAAATTCTACTTTACTTATCGGAGATTCTGTAATTTCAATTAACTGACCGCTAGCTAATAATGTATTGTTAAATTGAGTTTCACTTTTACCTTTAAAATTAATATCGTAGTTAACTGGTATTTCAGGTGTTTGAATAATAATTTGAGCGTTAAGAGTATCTTCTTGATTAGTATCATAATCTAAAATAATCTTGTCAAAAAAATCTAAGTATATTTTTATATGCCTTACTAATTCAAAAGTCTTATCAATATCCATTTTTTTATTACGTCTTAACTCATATACAACACTTCTACCTGTAGTAGCTAAGTAATTTGGATTAGTATCATTTTCTGTTATTTTTTCTTCTGGATCTGCTTTATATAATCCTTCTACAACAACTAGTTTATGAGAAACAAACTTTTTATTATTACTAACAGATTTTAATATTTGAGCATGGGGTAGGAGGTTTCTAGCAATTTGTTTACGCTGTTCTTGATCTGTAATATGATCTAAGGTAATATTTTTTAGAAATGTTCCTACTGATATCCCATCATTTAAAGCTGTAGTTGCAGATACACTACTAAGGTTCTCTGGTAAAAATCGTAAGTCAGGAAGATAATTTGGTCTAGCCATTACACTTTAATCCTTTTAGCTGTGAGAGCAGGAGAAGGACTTCCTAAAGGAGTTTGACCTTGTATTACTGTAGAAGAAATATTCTCAACTGTTGATATATTAGGAGGAGTAGAATTAGCATATTCAGGAGAAAGCTTACCTTGTGAAATCATAAGAGATATAAATTCTGAATTATTTCGGTGAGCTGGGTCTCTTAGTTTTCTTCTTACTTCTTCCGGAGATATTTCTTTATTAGACACTCCTGCTGTCTTTACAGATAAGTTAATATTGTTTTTCATTACATCATTAGGATCTACCTTAACCTTTTTAGTACCTTTAGTACTTTTTGTTCTATAATCAGTTAAGAGAGTAGCTGTAGGTTTAGCAGTAGCAGTTGTATCAATTGCTGTAGTATCTATAGTATAACCAGATGCTGAACCTGTTCCTCCTCCTGCATCAGGGTCAGAATAATTCTGAGAATTAGCAACATCAGCTGTGATAGATTGATTAGCGGTACCAGTTAAGTCACCTTCAAATACAGGCGCTTTAAACCTAGCACTAAAATCGCCAGACACTCCGTATATATTCTTCACATATGCAATGATATTTTCTCCACCTATTGTTCCTGTGTCGCCAAACAATGATAGATTATCTGCAGCAATATTAGCTTCTGCAGATGTTAGTACTATCTCTTGTTCTGCGGTCATAGTTAGTACACCTGAAACTCCTTTTA